TTCGTGCGGAAGCTTAGATACACCTTCTGGGTCATCAGCCTTTTTAATTAGGAACTTTTGGTAATCATCAACTACACCAATTTGACGTTCCATTGCGTTACCAATACTGGCACGAACTATTTTTAATTCTTCAAGTGCACGTGAGTCTGCAGCTGCTGCTCTAAAAATAAGAGTGGCATCATACATGTTATCTGCTTGACCAAGACCATAAGCAAGAGTATCGCGCATTGGTGACTTACGAACCATTGGGTGATTGTAAGCATACTCTGCACCATTTGCTACAAAATTTTCCATTGGCTTGGTGTATTTAGTTACAATACCATTACCAGTATCAGCCAAATCGTTAATTGCTTTGGCTGTCTTTTGAGCATTAGTAAGTTTATTGGTTACTAAAGATGACTCGCGTGCAATCTTAGCAGCTTTACCACCAGCAATAGCAACGTCACCAAAGATCTGAATACCAGTATCTCCAAAACCAGACCAGAAACGTGGCGCACCAGTAGCAAAGAACTTGTCTACTTCTGCTTCATTTTCAAAGTTAATTCTATCTACGGCCTGTTGACCTGGTAAAGCAGCACCAATTCCACCTACAAGTGCCTGGCCAAAGGACGTATCCTGGGCCATTCTGTAGGCTTCATTTATGTTTCCACCAGTTTCACTGGCGGCAAGTATGCCAGTAGTTAATGGCTCACGAATGTACTCACGGTTAAAGGCATCCCACTTCTCAAGTGTCTGCTTAATGCCTGGAGTCTCGGCAACATTGGCAATAGGCTTAAGCATAGCTTGTGCCCATTCAGTTCCAGCACTCTTAAAGGTGTTGGCAAAGCCGTTAAAATCTTCATCATCATTCCACGGTGCAGTTGCTATGTCCCAAATAAACTTTGGTGAGGCTACAACTGCGCCTGCGGTGTCTTGAGCTATTGAGCCCAGACGATCCCAGAAACTCAAATCATCTCCCGCAACTGTCGGATGATGTTGCGTGTTTCAGGTGATGTACTAGAACGGGAAGCGACGTGCATAAGAACTGGCATGTATGCGGCTATTGTAGCCTTAAACTCTTTATCTGCCGCTACGTCCTTAGCACCTAAACCTAAAGCACTCATACCTGGCCCTGGGCCAGCGTTTGCACCAGCGGTTACAGGCTCATCAGGGCGCTGTGTTGGTGCGTTAAGTGGTATAACGGGGGCAGACTCAGGCATCATGCCAGACGCAGCCAAAGGTGCTGCCTGTTGTTGTGCCATGAAAGCCTGCCCCTCGCCATACGGAAGACCAGATACGTACTGTGCTGCTTGTGAGTCTGCTGGTCCACCATCGGTACGCTGCGACAATGCGCCTGGGCCTGAAACTGGAGCTGGGTTTGCTGGGGCTTGATACCCACCTTTACCTGCCATGATTCTACCGCCTTTTTAATTAAACCGAATGATTTTACTTGCAGACCAGAACACAGTTCTGGACGTTTATTACTTTGAGCCGTTGCCTGAACCCTTGGTTCCGCTTGGCTTGTTTGAAAATAGAATCTTACTTGCGCCAGGCTTTGCTGGGCTTGGTGTTCCACTTGTGTGTGGAGCATCGTAAAATACTTTACCCATTGAACCTTGGTTCGCTGGCTTCTTTCCTGATCCGAACGCCATAATATTTTCTCCTGTTATCCTGCTGGCATCATTCTTGTGACACTAGAAGCTAATGTCGGTTTACCCCTACTAGTTAGACCAGCAAGGAGATATTGAATTGGAGGCTTTCCGCCTACCCCTACCTGACCAGGGGCTACACCAGTAGGTGAACCCGTCAGTGGATTAAGTCCAGAAACACCACCGCCCGCAGCAGCGGCCGCCTCTTCTGGAGAGCCAGGGACTGTAGGCTGCGATCCAGGTGCGGACGGTGGTGGCTCAGGGGCGAATACTGAAGCAACGATTGATTCAATCGAGTCACCTTTTAGGCGACCATCAATGATTGCTGCTAGTTTTCCAATAAACTGTGACGGATCTTGTCCGCTTTGTACCAATGCTGGCAATGATTGGGCTAGACCAGAGACTGCAGCGAGTAGCGAATCACGCATTTTCTCTACTTCAATCTTCTGTTCTTCCATAGTTACGTTGATTTCCCATGGCATCTGACGACGTAGGAAGTCGCGTGAGATCAACTGATCTCCACGTGCCTGCAAACCAAAGACTAAAGCTTGGTTAGGGTTAAGGCCAGCCATCAAACCGTAAGTAACATCTACTACATGTTCGCCTGCAATGTCCTTAGAAGGGGTGTATTCCACCTCAAATGGTGCGCCTGCATCCATACCACGTACGGTCTTGCGTACGTTCTTAAAGATCTTCTCGTCAGCTTCAAAGCAAAGCGACATAACCTGGGTTAATGCTTCAGCAAATACGGTCTGTGCGGTCTTAACTTGTGTGTCGAATCCACCCATAAGAGCTTCAACGCCACGACCTGTAACGATAGAACCTGACATGTTGCCAAGGCGACCCTCTGGGTAACGCCCACCAACACGCAATTCTTGGTCTAATGCTGCTGATTCCTGGAACAAACCTGGAGGAACATTAAGATCTACACGACGAATCTTCTCTGGGGAAGCGGAACGGATAGTGGCATCAGGGCCAATCTCCATTACGTTCACATCTGCTGGCAATGCGTACGGTGCTTGTACAGATTTCTGTGCAGCTTCTAGGCTTAGGGTAGCGAAGCGCGAACGCGCCACTTGAACCCACAAGATATCGTCAAACTGGCCACGGAACTCTGTATCTGAGTCAATACCTGGGCGAACGGCCATAACAGCCATGATCTTGCCAATAGGGTTAGGGGTTTCGGCTAGAACGAAGTTGTTGCGCTCTGACAAGAACAATAAAGTCTTATCTTTATCGTGGTAACGGTACATGTCCATGCGAGTTTGGTCATTTGTGGTGTTGTAACGTCCACGAATAACTGACTCATGCTCTGGGAACTCACGAACCAGGTCAGCTACAGTCTTAGTGTACCGCTTGGTGTATGAAACTAGGCGACCAAAGCGGTCAAAGTCTGGGTATGCTCCGATAGGATCATCAATGTTGATAACTGGAGTCTTACGTTCATAGTCAATCTCTACAAGGATTGGCAATACGCCAAAGGTTACGTAGCGATCTGCGCCTGTAAACATCTGAGTCTGTAGACGTGACTGGTCACGGTAGCCTGCAGCAATCATGGTGCGCTTGTCAGCCTTCTGACGTGCGCGGTCTGATACTGAGTTGGTTGCCGAGCAGTTAAACGCTGGAAGCGGGGCTATAACTTCAGATACGTCGCGAGCTGCAATGTCAATAAAGTTTGCAACCATAGGCTTAGGATAGTCATCTGGGAATAAACCAGGGAAAACTTTATTGATGTTTCCCTTGCGTACCTCAAGTACGTCAGCCCAACGAGAGTCCCGTTCCCGCGCTTTTTCGCGCAGTTGCTTGACACGCGCAGCGATTTGCTGAATGTCAGCCATTTAGTAACCTCCCGCAGCTAGTTGCTGCTGTAATCTTGAATACTCTTCTAGGTCTACCGTCATACGCTTCGCTAGATCTCTAGGCGTAGCAAACGGGTTACGAACCCAAGTATTACCATGTGACCCCATCTGGTTCACATAATCACGCAACTGGGTTTCTACGAACCACAGTGCCATAGGGCCGTCCTGTTTGTTCTTAGTTCCAGGTGCCCATGTAATTAGTTGCTCAATGAGCGCTTTAACACCCTCGTTATCTGTACGAGGCAATTCAATAAGGCTGGATCCCTTGATGTACTTTCCTGCCTGGTCCAACTGACCAAACAGGGGTCCAAGGGAAGCAACGCCATACTCCAAATCCATTTTATTAGCACCCGTGTAGTGGCTAATAAGTCTAATACCGCGAGAAGCTAGGAACTGATTGATCTGTTCGTCCTGGGTTAAGAACAACTGAAAGGCGTTCTTCTCAATAACCCATGCTTGTGGGCTATACTTCTCAGTCCACGTCATAATAAGTTCACGAATACGTTGCGGTGTGGGTGCGGGCATACGTGACGCATCAAGTAAATACCGTTTTTTTGTCGTTCTATCAGCCGACACCACAACACCGAACGTGTCACCAGACATAGCGGGATCTAAGCCGCATACTGTATAGAAACCATTGGTTTCTTTCGGGTGACCTGCAGCACCAGCGATCAGCTGGCCGCAAGCTCTCATACCATTAACAGATCCACGTACTGCTTCAGGGGAAAACACTGATTCAGACTGTACGTCTTGCTGTTGATAAACCATTGCCCAGGTTTTAGGGTCTAGAAGTCCTCGTCTTTGTCGGAGTCTAACTCCATCCCACCGAGGAAAGAGGCCATCTTTGTCAGGATCAAGGGGATCATTAGCCCAAGGGCGATCCGAGCGCGGCCACAACGTGACCCATTTATTTGGGTCATCATTAAACTCCAGAACTGCGGGCATTGCTAGGTAGGTCCAAGGGGATGAACCGTCAGGATAGCGATCTTCGTTACGAATCTCGCGATATAAATCTACAGGATCTACACGGGTACCTACTACAAGGATTTTACCCGTAGGTCCTACACGTGTTAAGACTTCTTGCTGGATCCATCGGATCTGCTTTTCGTACTCTCCAGCATTTGCCAGAGTAACTGTGTCATCGAGGATGATGAGATCTGCACGGGCACCGTAGATCTGCCCGCCAATACCCAAAGCTTGAAGTGTCGGATCCTTTTCACCTGAATCTCGCTCAAGATAAATTGCATCCGCAGTCCACTTATCTGACGTTGCTTTGAAACCGTCAGCTGGAGCGTAACGTCTTTGTAGTTCCGCGTAGGAAGGGGAGGTAAGGCGCTGCTTAACAGCATACAAGAACTCCTTGGCCATTTCCCGTGTCTTGGAAACTACCTTAATGCGGATGTTAGGGTCTGTACAGATACGGTAGGTAATGTAGTCAATCGAGACCGTCATAGACTTGGCGTGTTCTGGCGGCATGTTGACTAA